TATCGAAATTGCCTTGCACAAGTAAGCGGAACTGCGGGTCACGGACACTCTTGTAGGCACCAGCCAGTAGGTCTGTGTAGAAGCCGAACGATGCGAAGGCCTCAGTGTTTAGGAAATCTTCGAACAGGTTTTCGATGAAGTCGCGGCCCATAGTACGCTCAAGGGCTTGCAATTGTGTGGTTGTGTTGGGTGTTGTGTTGTTCATAAGGCAATCGTTTTTTAGTTTTCGGTTATCGTTTCAACACCACAAACAAATAACAACATTTTGACAATCTCAGTTAATGAAATGTTAAAATCCCTGCGCATTATGCCCACCAATTTTCCTGTGTACATACAGGATCAGGCGTCGCGCGATGCTGCTTCACGCGTAAGGGAAAGGCCGAGTCAGTCAGTCCCTCGTGTGATGAGCAAGTCCATGACTTGCGAAGGCGTGTATGTGTGTATGTGCACGCGCGTCACTCGCGCGCATAGCACGAAGGAATGGTTCACATTTGAGATTTCGCATTCTAAGGGGGTGTGGTGCTCACCAAATCGGTCTCAAGGTATGGGAGGTAGGGGATTGCCGAGATAGTATAGAGATATCCCCCTACCACTACGTAGTAGGGGGTATATCTATAGAAAATAATTGACAAATCCAAATGAAAAAACACGCTTTAACAAAACTTTAACAGCACGTTTTAACAAGGCTTTAACAGAAAATTTTTGTATTCATGTGTGTAGGCGTATGTGTGCGCAGGCAGGGGCGCAGGCGTGCCCGAGCGCAGGCGTGCAGGCGCGAGTGTGTATGTATGTACAGGTGCGCGTGTGTGTGCGTATGTGTGTGCGCGCGTGCATGGGTTGATTCTTCCCACCCTTTTATATATCAACCCCCTACCGAGCGTGTACATGTGAGCGCATACAGGATCTGGCGTGCGCATAATGCACACGTAAGATAGAAACACACTTTAACAAGGCGTTAACACTTTACAGCGAAATAACCCCCTATGTTTGCGGTGTAACCAAAACGAAATACGATGAAAAATTACAACGACAGAACGATTGAACTACTACGTAGGGACATGGAAGCCTTCGACAAGCAAGTGCGTGACTGCGTAGTGTACATGTACGACTCGATTGTGAACCACGAAGTGAATGCAATTACTAAAGACTACCTACCGGTAGTTAAACTGATTGAAATTGTCAATGAAGTTGCCGATGCGCTCGACCTTGTGCATGATGTGTGCAAGGTGACCCATGAGCACCTGTGTCACATGAGCCTAGTGTACTCGTACTGCGACTTTGCACATGGCCATGATACACGAATGGAAGTTGTTTGTGAACTGATTGGAACAATACTCACTGATGAGGTAGAAATGTCCACTCGTTCGATTTACAGCCCTACATTCGAAGTTCTCGATGAAGGCTCACACTTGCAGGTGTACACAGAACACATGGACTGAGCCTACATGATGCACACACGAAGCCCCGCCATTGAGCGGGGTTTTTTTTTGGCCCAATCGAAAAACAACCGTTGCGCGGGGGCATTATGCGCGAGGGGATCAGGCGCGCTCAGACCTGCGCGAGCGTGCATACATATGGGCCTATGCGTTACACATATACGCGAGGCTATTTTAAGCCGTTCTAAGGGCTTTTCTCCTCTTGGGTGGTGTGTTGGTATTGTTGGCGGTAATGGATTCGCTAGGCGTTCTCTTGGGGTGGTCAGTGTGCCTCCAATGGTGGGGCGTGGGGTTGTGGTTTCCTTGTGGGGTTGTGTATGGGCGTGATTTGTTCCCCCCCTCATATGTACGGGGGGCGGGTGGGGGCTGTACGGGTCACCCATGGGGGCGTGTGTGTACTACGTGTGTGCACATAGGCGTGCCGGTGTACGTACGTGCTCGCGTAGGTGCGCTCGTGCTCGTGCACAAACGCCCAAACCTGTGCGCGTGTTCGCTTGTATGCATGCCCCCCCGTTCGTGCGGATGCGTTCGGGTGCGCGCGCGCTGGCGTCCATATAATATATTATCCCCACCAGAAACATTTCTCAGCAATTTTTACGGATCAGGAGTAATGGCCCGTGTTGTTTCAACTGATGTGCCGAATCGATACCCCCATAACAAAACACCCCCCGATAAACGGAGGGTATTTCTTGTCGCTGTAATACGCGAAGCATGCGAAAAATTTGAGCAAATTAGGGGCCCTTTGAAACTTTCTACTGTCTTGTTGTGTTCTGAGTTTCTTCTTTAGTCGTTTTGAATCCACTTACGCTGTTGCTGTGGATTAATAACTTTGTGACCCATAAGTCGTAAGACGGTGGAAAGGTACAAGAAAAAAATGATAAAGTCAATAGTAGTAAATACCCAATCAGTACATAATTTTAAATCCTACGTGTAAGTAGTTTAACTCTCTGTTGATTTGTAGTATGCTTGCTGATGCGTAAAGACGCTTATACAAACGAAGGTCTGCACCAACACGACCAATGATTAGACCCGGATCAAGATTCAGTTTATAAGCAGGCCCACCATATATTATTAATTGATGGATAACATACTCATACTGTAAGAAAGAATAGGTTGCTCCGTGATGACCTTGGCCCATTGCTAGAACACCAATAAACATATTATCATATCCTAACTCCGCAACAACTCCCGTAGCGTGAAGACAAGCAACATAACCAAGTCCTACAGACTTAGGAGCATTGTGTTTAATATGTTTAATCTTATGATAAGGACTGCACTCTTGACCCTTACCCAAGGTCGTCAGCAATATCAGTATCAATAGAATCTTTATCTTCATTAAGCAAAGTCCTCGTATGTAATCCAAACATCTTTGCCGTCAAGCAGTTCGTTGGCTACCTTGGGATACATGTGTTGGTATGCATATGTGCTTTTGCCTATGAAGCCTTTCATGTCTGATGAGTTACCTACTAACAAGCAACCCGCTGTATGCTCATCTGTGTTTCCAATATGTATTAGGATGTATTCAAATCCTGGTACGTCGCGTACCCATAACATACCCTTATGCATATTAGGGAACTTGTCTGAGTATCTACTATGGTGACCACCTACGGTACGCAGGGTAATACGATATGTACCTGCTGGGATCCTGGTTTCACCCATAACCTTCTCGTCACGATGTTCGTCTTCTAATGTAAAGCAGAGGAACTCTCTACCTTCTTTGCTCTCTAGGTACAGTGCTCCAAGAGTGAAGTCGTCTTGGCTGTACATTCTTATTACACGTAGTTCCATAAGGGTAAAGATAGTATATTTGTAATATGAAATATAGAACAGGAGACCCCAAGAAAAAGAAGAAGGCCAAGGTGCGTGGTGTCGATGTAGACAAACTACCAGAGGGACGCATCAAGGAGTACGATACACCTTTCCCCTTCCGTAAACGCAAGAAGAAATGAAACTAAAGAAGACAAACAAGAGCGTTAAGGTAAAAGCACCAGAGGGATACCACTGGATGACAGAGGGTGGACGCCACTTTCTAATGAAGGGCGACTATAAGCCACACAAGGGAGCATCACCAGAGGCGCCATTCAGACTGGTAACCCACGATAAAGGGAAGAGCAGTCCTGCTATGGATGCTGCTCGGAAGGCGAAGAAAGGTTAAACGGTTCTTCACCCCTCATCTTTCTATATAGGCGGGCCACATTGAGCCTGCCTTTTTGTGTCAAGGCATACCGTACCCTGTAATTCATCTTGGTTTCATCTCTAAAGAAATGGTCTTCCATATTTTGGCTCGGTGTGAGTTTATCGAAGTGCTTGTATATCCATCCCTTCTTCATTAATGGATACACGTATCTATCCGCTAACTTCTTATGGCTTCTATTCATAGTCTCTGAAACATAGGATATCGTCCAAAACTCCAGGTCATAGATAAAGAAAAGTAAATCCACCTCAGCCTTTCCCAGATCCATGTTATCCTTCGCATCCCTGTAAAGGAAATGTAGGTTCTTCATACCGTTCTCCTGGATATACTTCTTGTCTATCTTCGAGAACTCTCTAAACTTCTTCTTTCGGCTTACAGTACTTTTGGGCATATCAGTATCTTTGTTAGGTAAAAGTAATACTATGGCATCACTTAGTGGAAATAAAATAAAGGATACGTTTGACAAGTTACTCAAACTTGAGTCAGCGCAACTCTCAGCATCAGAACAAGTAGTAGAAGACGGGGCTGGAAACAACAGTGCGCTCAAACTTTCTACCGACACACTCGAGACTACGGGTGAATTAAAGATATCTGGAACACCCTCTACCTCTACCAGCATTACCAAGGCGCTTATGCTTAGTACATCTGGAGTAGTAGTTACCCGTGACCTCAACACAAACCCAATTGGAACCGCATCTATTACAGCGAATACTCCTCTGTCAGCAACAGGGAGCACGGTTGAACTACAAGATGCAGGAAACTTAGGGCAGATTACATCTCCCGCTAATGCAGACAAATACTTAATCTGGGATGAAACTGCTAGTGCCTATAAATACATAGAGCAAGTAGACCTAGTGAACTCAGTCTCTACTCAAGTAGTTGGCCAGGGTCTTGAAACTTTATATGCAAGACCACAGAGTAGTAACGCTGTACCCACAGTCCTCAACGCTGTGCAGTTCGCAGAAATATTTGGAGACTCTAGTGCTACAGGATCAGTAACAGCAGCAACATCATCTGTAATTTTTGGTTCAGCCAATACTTACATGAGTATTCCAGAAACAGGTATTTCTGACCCTAGAGATAATATCTTAATCAACGAGAAGCAAGGATTCTTTCAGTTGACCGCATCTATAGAGGTTACCTCTACAGCAAACACAGATGTTACTTTCGATATCTATGACTATAGCGCTAGTTTAAAACTCGCAGAAACCTTCAGAACTGTAAAGAACGGTGAGACTTATCACTTGGAGTTCAACGTATTATGGTACAGCGACGGACTAGCAGGATACAAGATTCAACTCAGAGGGTTTGCAGGAAGCAGCGGGGTGGTATACAGCGCTGACAACTCACATCTTGAAGTAAGATTCCTGGGAACAAACACATCTTTCTAATGAACTATAAGCAGAGATACGAGGCATTCCAACTCATAAGGCTTAAACTAGGGGAGATAGAAGAGATAATGGAAGTATATGGAGGAAAGACGCAGTACCTGTCTATGTATTGCTTTGGAATCTTTGTACCAGAGTCAGATCAGGAAGAGGAGAAGTACGAGATGATGACAGGGATGCATATGGCTGCACCAGACGAATACGATTTAATGATAGAAACTGTAGACGAAGTTTTTGAAACACACATCAACGATGAAGAGGATGAGGGTGATTCAAGTAAAATAGACTACTGGCTAAATAAATAGAATGGAACTTATTAGAAAAATCATCATCGGGACTAACCCGAAAGATGCTATGGCTTATTATGTGGGCCAAAGAGCAGGCGATTCAGTTATTGATTCAATCATACAGGACGAAAGATGTTTTGTTAAATACGGAATAAGGCGTTACCTTGTGTACATCTACAACAAAGACGAGGGAACGATGCTTTGGAAGACCGTAGATAACATGCCTGTATTAATTGAACATGACTGCGAATTCTTATGATTGTAATTGACAACTTTATCAAAGACCCTTCCTTTATCAAACAACTAGAGGATAACAAAGACTACCTCTTTGGAGATAACGGATCTTATCACTGGTGGAACGGATGGTGGAACTCATCAGACGATACTATCAAAAAACAACTAATCTCGTATATCTGGAGAGACTATCCACTATACCCTTCAGTAAACCTAGACGGCTTTGAGTATTGGACAGGCCAGTTCGGGGAAGGCATGCCTAATGCAAGTCTTGGTATGCACCTGGATAAAGATGAGGCACTCTGGAAAAGCACTGGGGAGATATCATCTCCGATTGTAGGTACTGTATTCTACCCTGTAGAGATGGATATCGACGGAGGATACCTTGAAGTGTTTTCTAATGGCCCAGAGAAACAGCCGGAGCGCATACGTGCAAAACACAATAGGCTAATCATATTTGATGCAGGAGGAACACACCACAGAGTTACAGAGGTAACACGAGGTACCAGATCTGCTATTGCAATCAACCTTTGGGACAAGAAACCAACAGGAGAACTCAAGGAGGAATGAGATCCCTCTATCACTTTTTAGTACGTGTACCTAAAGTAACCAAGGACACCATGGAGGTCAACGGTGAAGAAATGTATCTCGACACCAAGTTTGACGAGTTCAAACACAGAACCATGGAAGGCGAGGTGGTTGCTCTACCAGCCAAGTTTGATACCAATGTTAAGGTAGGAGACACTATGTATTTCCATCACCACGTTGTGCTTGGTGGTAACCACATGATGATGAACGAGGAAACAGTTCAGTTAGAAGAAACTAAGAAGCGTGGTCAATTCATAGACCCAGACGACGACGTATACGTTGTACACTATGGAGGTAACTTAGATCCTATATCCTGTCAAGCCTACGCGTATAAATGCCAGGACACAGGAGAGATAGAGTTGATTAGTGACTGGATATTCATTACTCCAGAACCAGAGGAAGAGCAAGAGGAAACGATAAAGAGTGACATCATCGAACTCATACCCAAGGCTAACCCGCCAAAAGAAAAGAAAGGTTACATCAGATGGTCTTCACCTAAGTTGAAGGAACTAGAATTAAACCCTGGAGACAAGGTGCTGATCAGGAAGAACTCGTCCTATGAGATGGAGGTGAATGGAGAGAAGTTATGGAGAACCTATTTACAATCAATTCATGGCAAGATCAAAGAAGTATAACAACATAGATACCGCTGTAAACCTAATGCAGGCGATGCAGATTGCAATAGAGAATATGATACAGGAAATACAAAAGCCTGTAGACCAGGAACTTAGTGGCTCCCAAAGAAAAGCCGAGTTGCAATCTATAAAACAAACAGCGGTAGATGCTAAAGAACTTATTGTTGAAAGAGAAAGACTCGAACAACTTATCAGAGGTCTTAAGAAAGACGGAGAAATTAAAGAGGAAAGAGATTACTCGGGAGGATTCGCAGAGCAATACTCAAAGTAATCAAGTCTTCATATACTGGGATTACTAAATGGCAGGACTCGTAGAGATAGAAGGTGATACCGTAGTCAACATATGTCCTGACAAAACCCAGGGAAAAGTCAGGCTATGCTTTGACTTACCCATACAGTTACCAAAGCGGCCTCGCAAAAAGGACATACTATTTCACGACAAGCCAAAGGAAGAACAGCACTGGCAACGCACACCATTACCAGACGAACTCAAAAGAGTAAAGTCTATGGAAGAGTGGATGTCTATGCCGGAGTCGTTTAGAAACAAACACACCCCCTACATTAGTGAAGAATACAAGAGACGCAGAAATGGAGTATGGTTTTACAACAACGGGGTACCTACCTATATTACCGGAAACCACTACTTTTTCTTACAGTGGTGTAAGATTGATATCGGATACCCATCCTACCTTGATTTTCAAAGAGAACTATTCGTACACCTTGACGCTTGCGTAGCAGACCCGAGATGTGTTGGACAGGTATATGTAAAGTGTCGTAGATCTGGATACACAAACATGTCGGCATCAGTGCTTGTAAACGAAGGAACACAGGTTAAAGAGAAACTACTGGGCATCATGTCTAAGACAGGTACCGATGCACAGGAAAATATATTCATGAAGAAGGTGGTGCCTATATATAAGTCATTGCCTTTTTTCTTTAAACCTATTCAAGATGGTACTACCAATCCCAGAATGGAACTCGCCTTTCGTGAGCCATCAAAAAGAATTACCAAAAAGAACAAAACCTCATCAAGAGGTGAGGCTCTTAATACAATTATTAACTGGAAGAACACAACCAACAATGCCTATGATGGTGAGAAACTACACATCTTGTATTTGGATGAGGCTGGTAAGTGGGAAAAAGGTAATGATATACGAGAAGCATGGCGAATACAAAGAACTTGTTTGCTTGTAGGTAGAAAGATTGTAGGTAAAGCATTGGTAGGAAGCACTGTTAATCCCCTAGACAGAGGAGGTCGGCAGTATAGAGAACTGTACTACGCAAGTAATGTAAATGACAGAAATGAAAACGGTAGAACAAAGAGTGGTTTGTATGGGTGTTTTATACCAGCATACGATGCCTTGGAAGGTTTCTTCGACAAACATGGCATGCCAGTCGTTGAGGATTTAGAAAAAAATATTATAGGACTAGAGGGTGAGTATATAAGCCTAGGTTCAAAGACTTACTTAAAGAATGAAAGAAAAGGTTTATCTGGAGACTCTTACGAACTAAACGAGGTTATACGCCAGTTCCCTTTTACAGAAGCCGAAGCGTTTAGAGATAGTGCAAAGGCATCTCTGTTTAACGTACAAAAGATATACGAACAGGTAGAGTACAACGAGGATTTGTTCCCGAACCCTGTGGTTGTAGGAAACTTTGTTTGGGCGCTAGGGCAGAAGGATACAGAGGTAGTGTTTAGTCCTGATCCTAACGGAAGATGGAGGGTAGCATGGATGCCACCTGTAGAGTTAAGGAATAAAAAGAAACCAGAGAACGCCTGGTTAGGATGTGCTGGAGTAGATAGTTATGATATAGATGCAACAGTGGATGGGAGAGGATCTAAAGGTGCTTGTCATTTCTTTAACAAATTCAACCTTGAGTACCCATCGAATATGTTTGTAGCAGAGTACGCTTCAAGACCACCATTAGCAAAGATTTTTTATGAAGACATATTAATGGCATCCAAGTTTTATGGGTACCCTGTTTTGATTGAGAATAACAAATACGGAATCGCAAGACACTTTGAATCAAGAGGTTATGACCACTTCTTGCTAGACAGACCGGCTCACCTTACATCGAATTACGGCAGCAAAACAAAAACTAAAGGTATACCATCCAACTCACAAGACGTCATACAAGCGCACGCACAGGCTATAGAATCTTTTATACACGCGAACGTCGGTCTAAACGAGCAGACACTAGAGTACGGAAAGATGTACTTCGAGAGAACCCTAGAGGACTGGGTAAACTTTAAGATAGACGATCGTACAAAATATGACCTTTCTATATCAAGCGGACTAGCCCTTCTTGCGGCTCAAGGTCATAGGCCCGAAAAGCCAAAATCAGATTTCAATAGTAAGCAGTTCTTCCGTAAAGGTCAGATAATTATACGAAAATAATAAGAGGTATATTTGCAACAGTAGCAATCTAAAGTATGGACAACGAATACACAAATGGACAATCCTCATTTCCAGATCCTTTATCTGGTGTTGAGGAGAAGATGTCTAAGCAATATGGTCTGCAATATGCAAAGGCTATGTTTGCGCAATGGATTGGAAGTGACTATCAAAACTCATTGTATGGAAGACGCAACAGCGAAATGGAACGCTGTAGAGATTATGCGCAAGGAACACAAGACACATCTATCTATCGTCAGATATTAAACTCTCTCGACAACAACAATGGTGATGGAACATTGATGACGCTAGACTATACGCCAGTTCCTATTATACCTAAGTTTGTTAAGATTGTTGTAAACAAAATTCTTTCAAAAGAACCATACCCTCAGATTGAGGCCATTGACCCCCTTTCAAGAACAGAGAAGGATAAGAAGAAAAACGCTACCGTCTTGCGTATCGAGAATCGAGATATGATTGAGGAAGCGAAGTCACTAGGCCTGCGTGTTAAACAAGACCCTGGACAACTACCAGACACACCAGAAGAAACTGAGATATTCTTAGACACAAACATTAAGACGGACGCAGAAATCTCTGCTCAGATTGCTACTGAGATGACATTGAAGTGGAATGACTTTAATCAATCTATATACCGTCGCTGTGTTGAAGACCTAGCAACTCTTGGTATGGGTGTTGCTAAAAGAAGCAATGACCCCAACTATGGAATCAACGAGGAGTATGTTGACCCAAAGAAATTTATACACAACTATACAGACGACCCAACATTCTCTGACCTAACCTATGCTGGTCATTTTAAGTACATAACAATCATGGACTTAAAGCGCATTGCTGGTAACCAGTTTACAGAGCAAGAGTATGAGGAGATTGCTAAGACTGTAATGAACAAGTATGGGAACAACCCTACTCAGTTCTCTACAACAGGATCTGGTTACGACAGACCCGGTACAAGATATCGCCAAGGATATGATGAGTACAAGATAGAGGTAATGGACTTTGAGTTTATGTCTGTTGATGATATCATATACGAGAAGAAAGAGTCGGCATACGGAAACATAGGTTTCTATTTTAAAGGAAACGAATATAACGCACCTCAGCAATCTGTATACAACAGAGAAGCAATATACATGAAGAACGCTACGGTATATGGCGGTACTTACATTGTGGGTACAGAGAAGTTGTATAACTACGGGCCAAAGAAAAATATACCTAAGAACGTACATGATATTTCACGTGCTCGTTTATCATATAGTATTGTAGCAACTAACATCCGTGGGATGATACCTAAGTCAATGGTATCCTCTGTTATAGGGTTTGCTGACATGCTCCAGATTACACACTTGAAACTTCAGCAATCTATTGCTAAAGCAAAACCAGATGGACTCATCATTGATATTGAAGGGTTAGAGAACGTACAACTAGGACGCGGTGGTGAACTACAGCCATTAGAGATTCAAGACATCTACGAACAAACTGGTGTGTTCTATTACCGTAGCAAGAATCCAGAGGGAGGTTTTCAGAACCCACCCGTCAGAGAGATAGGTAATAATATTAGAAACATACAAGAACTTGTTTCTCTTTACAATCACTACCTACGAATGATAAGAGATGCCACTGGTATCAATGAGGTTATGGATGGAACCACTCCGAAAGGAGAAGCCTTAGTAGGTGTAAACCAAATGGCAGTGCAGGCTGGAAATAACGCTATATACGACATCACTAATGCCGCGATGGTTCTTTACCAAAAGGTGTGTGACGATATTGTTCGCTGTCTACAGGTAATACCACCAGATAGTATATTGTATAAAGTATATACAAATGCCGTGGGAGAAACCAATATGGCTGTGCTTAGTTCTTTTGATAACCTATCTATGTACAACTTCGGCGTGGTGGTTGTTACTGAGATGAACGAAATGGACAAGCAATACCTAGAACAAAACATACAGATTGCTCTTGGACAAAAAGAAATTGACCTTGAAGATGCGATTGCCATTCGTCAGATTAAAGACGTGGAACAAGCAGAGAGACTCTTGGTGGTTCGCAGAAAGAAAAGAATCAAACAACAACAAGAGATGATGGCGCAGCAGGCTCAGATTCAGTCTCAATCAAATCAGCAAGCCTCACAGGTAGCCGCTCAAATGGAGATGCAGAAAAAGCAACTCGAAGCCCAAATCGAAGCACAGCGGATTCAATTAGAGACGGAAGCCAAAGCGCAACTCATACAACTAGAGTATCAGTTCAAAATTCAAATCGAACAACTTAAAGGAGAGTATGGCGTAGTTGAGCAACAAGTGGAAAGCGGAGTTCGTATGCAGGCTGATGCTGAATCAGAAAATCGTAAAGATCAGAGAATAGATAAACAAGCGTTGGCTCAAAGTAAACTGATTGCTCAACGCCAAGGCGAACGCCCACCTCTTAGTGAGGATATAGTAACCAACCTAACAATATCATAAGATGTCTTGCTCCTGCTCAACAAGCCAATGTTCCTGTGGAGACCCCACAAACGTAAATTTGAATAACGCTGCACAAGTAAATATATGTGCCCGTCGCGGTGATACTTTTCAATTAGACGCCCAAGTAAAGGACTCTGATGGAACGGCATTAGACCTAACACTGTACACGTATAAAATGGAAGTCAGAGAGTATGATGACGGCCCATTAATTATACCTAGTACAGACATAACAATTAGCGGCACCAATGTTGGTGCTTTAACTATTTCTATTTCCGCTACAGATATGCAGGTAGAGCCCGGTACTTATGTGTACGGCCTGCAGGCTACACTGATTTCAGACTCTAGTGTAGACACATGGTTCTATGGAACCTTTGATGTAGTGCAGGATATAGTGCAATAACAAAACAAAACCAATGGCCTGTAAAATAGATGTCACTGTAGAAAACGGATCTGGACTTGTCTTTGACTTGACGATACCTCCTTGTACAACTATCCTTGTTACAAAGGGAGATGTCAAGCAACTTCCTGGTGCGAAGGGCGCTAAGGGTGACAAAGGTGACAAAGGTCAGAAAGGTGCTCAAGGTGAAAAAGGATCTGAGGGCGCTAAGGGTGTTGAAGGTGATAAGGGCGCTGAAGGTGCGAAGGGACAAAAGGGCGCTCAAGGAGAAAAGGGTGAAGAGGGTTCTAAAGGAGAAGAGGGTTCTAAAGGAGAAGAAGGAGCCAAAGGCCAGAAGGGTATAGATGGAGCCAAAGGCGAACAAGGAGAGAAGGGTCAAAAAGGTCTCGACGGAAATGGTGATAAAGGTGCCCAAGGAGATAAGGGTGCACAGGGAGATAAGGGTCAAAAGGGACAGACTGGTGACAAAGGTGAACAAGGAGAAAAGGGTGGCCAAGGTGACAAAGGTCAGAAAGGTATTGACGGCGACAAAGGTGAACAAGGAGACAAAGGCCAGAAAGGTATAGACGGAGACAAGGGTCAAAAGGGACAGACTGGTGACAAAGGTGAACAAGGGGATAAAGGTGAACAAGGAGATAAAGGTGAACAAGGAGACAAGGGTGAACAAGGAGATAAAGGTGAACAAGGAGATAAGGGTGAACAAGGAGACAAGGGTGAACAAGGCGATAAAGGCCAGAAGGGTGAACAAGGCGATAAAGGCCAGAAGGGTGAACAAGGAGACAAGGGTCAAAAAGGTCTTGATGGAAATGGAGACAAAGGTCAGAAAGGCGAGCAAGGAGACAAAGGTCAGAAAGGCGAGCAAGGAGACAAAGGAGAACAAGGTGACAAGGGTCAGAAAGGCGAGCAAGGAGACAAAGGAGAACAAGGTGACAAGGGTCAGAAGGGTATAGACGGAGACAAGGGTCAGAAGGGTATAGACGGAGACAAAGGTCAGAAGGGTACTGATGGCGACAAAGGTCAGAAGGGTATAGACGGAGACAAAGGTCAGAAGGGTATTGATGGCGACAAAGGTCAGAAGGGTACTGATGGCGACAAAGGAGCCCAGGGCGATAAAGGCGAACAAGGAGATAAAGGACAGAAAGGTACCGACGGAGATAAAGGTCAAAAAGGTATTGACGGTACCAAAGGTGCACAAGGAGATAAAGGAGATAAAGGACAGAAAGGCGATAAGGGCCAGAAAGGAACAACGGGAGATAAAGGTGCGCAAGGAGCATCAGGTGAAGAAGGAGACAAGGGAGATAAAGGTGACAAAGGAAATAAAGGTACACAGGGTGGTGGTGGTGCTGCCGGAGCGCAAACCGACCTATACTACAAGGCAGCAGTATTCACTAACGGTGGCAACAATCCTGTATCGCCTTCTTCAATTACCTCTGGTACATTATACATAGAGACACATCAAATAACTGGTGGTGGTACAATGAACCTAGCCAACGATGGAGTTCACAATTTAGGTTTCTCTTCCGATGCCTACTTAGCGTACACAGGCGTTTTGTCGTCTCTTACTACAAACGCTGTCAACATGTACTTGAACTCTGTGGCTAACCGCTGGTCTGATTATGCTATAGATGATCCAATCATATACCTAAAGTTTAAGAACCTTTCACAAGACGCTTCTTTTACTGCTGTTGTAGTAAAGGATAATTCGAGTTTCACCAATAGTAATTCATTCACAAATGGTGAAGGTTTTGGTGAGTTTTTAAACAATAACACAACCATCACAAGTGGCGATAACTTCTACATAATAGATCAAGACGGTGATATTGACGATGACGATATTATCCAACTGTACTCTGTTGAAATTTCCGGAAGAAGTCTCAAGGGTGACCAAGGTGACAAGGGTCAAAAGGGACAGACTGGTGACAAGGGTCAGAAGGGTATAGACGGAACCAAGGGTGCGCAAGGAGACAAGGGTCAGAAGGGACAGACTGGTGACAAGGGTCAGAAGGGCCAGACAGGTACTTCTGGACAAGAAGGTGATAAGGGTGCACAGGGAGATAAAGGTGAAAAAGGTCAGAAAGGTATAGACGGAACCAAAGGCGCTCAAGGAGATAAAGGACAAAAAGGTGCTACAGGTACTTCTGGGCAAGAAGGAGATAAAGGTGCACAAGGAGATAAAGGCGCTCAAGGAGATAAAGGTGCGCAAGGAGACAAGGGCCAAAAAGGACAGACTGGAGACAAAGGCCAGAAAGGTATCGATGGTACTAAAGGTGCTCAAGGTGATAAGGGAGAAAAGGGACAGAAGGGTATCGATGGTACTAAAGGTGCACAAGGTGAGAAGGGCGCGACAGGTACTTCTGGGCAAGAAGGAGATAAAGGTGCACAAGGAGATAAAGGACAAAAAGGTGTCGATGGAACCAAGGGCGCTCAAGGGGATAAAGGACAGAAAGGTGCTACAGGAACATCGGGTCAACAAGGTGACAAAGGTGCTACAGGAGATAAAGGTGCGCAAGGAGATAAAGGCCAAAAAGGACAGAAGGGTCAGAAGGGTGAAATAGGTGAGAAAGGAGACCAAGGCGCTGAAGGAAAAGGTGGTGCAAAAGGTATCGCCGGAGATAAAGGACAAAAAGGACAGCAAGGCGATAAAGGTCAGAAAGGTGCAACAGGTACTTCTGGACAGCAAGGCGACAAAGGCGCAACAGGCGATAAGGGACAGACTGGTGAAAAAGGTCAGAAGGGTATCGATGGTACTAAAGGCGCACAGGGAGCAAAAGGTGCAACAGGAACTTCTGGACAACAAGGCGATAAGGGGGCTCAAGGAGATAAAGGCCAAAAAGGTCAGAAAGGTGAACAGGGTACTGCTGGTACTGATGGTGACAAAGGACAGAAGGGCGCCACAGGAACCTCTGGACAGCAAGGTGACAAAGGTGCACAAGGTGCTAAAGGAGACCAAGGTGAACAAGGAACCAAAGGAGAAAAAGGAACAGCGGGCGATAAGGGACAAAAAGGTATAGATGGAACTAAAGGTGCTCAAGGAACTAAAGGAGAAAAAGGCACTGCTGGTGACAAAGGACAGACTGGAGATAAAGGGCAGAAAGGTGCAACAGGTACTTCTGGACAGCAAGGCGACAAAGGTGGACAGGGCGACAAGGGTGAGAAAGGTCAGAAAGGTATAGATGGAACCAAGGGTGCCCAAGGAGAGAAAGGCCAGAAGGGTATAGATGGAACCAAAGGTGTTGCTGGAGACAAAGGTGAGAAGGGTCAAAAAGGTATAGACGGTACCAAGGGTGCTCAAGGAACCAAAGGTCAAAAAGGTGCAACAGGTACCTCTGGTCAACAAGGAGACAAAGGTGCACAAGGAGATAAAGGACAAAAAGGACAAAAGGGTATAGACGGTACCAAGGGTGCTCAAGGAGACAAAGGTCAGAAAGGTGCACAGGGTACTGCTGGTACTGATGGTGACAAAGGACAGAAGGGTATCGATGGCACTAAAGGCGCACAAGGAGATAAAGGTGCACAGGGAGCAAAAGGTGCAACAGGAACTTCTGGACAGCAAGGTGACAAAGGTGCACAAGGTGATAAGGGTCAGAAAGGCGCACAGGGTACTGCTGGTACCGATGGAGACAAAGGTGCACAGGGAGCAAAAGGTGCAACAGGTACCTCTGGTCAACAAGGAGATAAAGGTGCTCAAGGTGATCAAGGTGATAAGGGTCAGAAGGGGGCGCAAGGCACAGCGGGTACCGATGGTTCCGATGGTGCTAAGGGTGCACAGGGCCAGAAGGGGGCACAAGGTGGTGCTGGTACCGATGGTGCTAAAGGACAAAAAGGTGCTCAAGGTGGCGCTGGTACTGATGGTGATAAAGGTGCTCAAGGAGACAAGGGGCAGAAAGGTGCAACAGGAACTTCTGGTCAACAAGGAGATAAAGGTGCACAAGGCGATAAGGGACAGAAGGGTGCACAGGGTACTGCTGGTTCCGATGGGGCTGATGGTGCTAAAGGACAGAAAGGTCTTGCTGGTTCAGATGGTTCTGATGGTAGCAAGGGTCAGAAGGGTGCACAAGGTAATGCAGGTAACTCTGGTACCGCTGGTGATAAAGGTGCTCAAGGCGCTAAGGGTGCGCAAGGAGATAAAGGACAGAAGGGTGCTCAAGGTACCGCGGGTTCTGATGGTTCTGATGGAGCAAAAGGAGCGCAAGGACAAAAGGGTGCTCAAGGTGGCGCTGGTACAGATGGTTCCAAAGGACAAAAAGGTGCTACAGGTACTTCTGGTGCAGGTGGCGACAAAGGACAGAAAGGCGCACAAGGTGGTGCTGGCTCTGATGGTTCTGACGGGGCTAAGGGTCAGAAAGGTGCTCAAGGTGGTGCAGGTTCGGATGGTTCAAAAGGTGCACAAGGACAAAAAGGTGCACAGGGTGGTGCCGGAACAGACGGAGATAAAGGACAGAAAGGTGCACAAGGAACAGCGGGATCGGATGGTTCAGATGGTTCTAAGGGACAGAAAGGTGCACAAGGTAATCCAGGTACTTCTGGTGCAGGCGGTGACAAAGGACAAAAGGGACAAAAAGGTGCACAAGGCACGGCTGGTTCTGATGGTTCGGATGGGGCCAAGGGTGCTCAAGGTGGTGCTGGTACAGACGGTGATAAAGGGCAGAAAGGTGCACAGGGTACTGCGGGCTCCGATGGCTCTGATGGTGCTAAAGGTGCACAGGGTACTGCTGGTTCTGATGGCTCGGATGGTTCGAAAGGACAAAAGGGTGCGCAGGGTAATCCAGGTTCTTCTGGTACTGGCGGTGACAAAGGACAAAAGGGACAAAAAGGTGCGCAAGGTACTGCTGGTTCAGACGGTTCAGATGGATCTAAAGGTGCTCAAGGTACCGCGGGTTCTGATGGCTCTGATGGATCTAAGGGACAGAAAGGTGCATTAGGCCCAGTAGGGGGTTCTAATACACAGGTCTTATACAACAACAGTGGTAGTGCTGCAGGTAGTGCAGACATGGTGTTTAATAACAGTACAGGTTTGCTAACAGTAGAAAGACTGTCAGTTGGATTGTCAGCAACTACGCCGAGTACTGATGGTGTCATTCACGCAGAAAACGATGTAGTCGCATTTGCTACTTCAGATAAAAGGTTTAAAGAAAATGTCAAGCCTATTGAGTCGGCTCTCGATAAACTCCATAAAATTAATGGTGTAAGATTTGACTGGATAGAGAATGAAGAGTTGCATCCAAACAGCGGACATGATGTAGGTGTTATTGCACAGGAACTTTTAGAAGTATTACCAGAGGTTGTGACCCAAAGAAGCAACGGGTACTACGCTGTTAAATACGAAAAGATTATTGCGCTGTTGATTGAAGCCATAAAAGAGATAGATAATAATCGCCCTAAATAAACAAGCATGGCCCTAGGAACAACCAACATTTCTATTAGAGATATCTACACAGAGATGGGGAAGGCTGATAGCGCTAATCAGTCATTAGCCGAATTACGCTTTGGGGTAAACGATATTTACAATCAGTCTTTTGCTACTACCGATACTGCGACGAACATAAAAATTGACCCGTTCAAGAGTTATGATAGTTTGGGTATGAAGTTTAGGTATCATCCTCCAAACGAGTATGAAACCTATAGAGATACTTCTACAACTCTTCTTGGGCCAGGACTATCTTTAAATAATAATGGAACAAGCACGGGTGACAATACAGGCGTGTTGTCTTTCGATGGGTCAAATGATTTCTCATACTTTGACGGCGTAGGTAGTGGAACAGCATATAAACAAAATCCAAGCGGGTACGCAACGATTTGCTTTTGGATAAAAGTAGAATCACTCCCTTCTAACAATACAAACTTTCTTACAACAGATGCCACGGGTCAAGGGAACAACAGTCCCTACAAAGGATTCCACTTTAACTTAAGACCCGATGGACAGATTCGTCCGGTGCGCGGTGATGGTACGGGTTCGGGTTCGGGAGATCGCCGTAGTTTTGGTACATCCTGGACATTGCAAACAGGAAGATGGCAGTTGTGTGCGTTTATATTATCTAACAGCGTCAACTCAGCGAGCAGTTCAACAAACTGGGCTTATACTTTTTACAACGGAGGACAAGCAAGCGGAATGACTTTCTTAAGCGGATCAGGAGGAGCAATGTCATTCGATAGCGGAAGCGGTTCTGTTGATGCGTTGTATTTGTCTATGGGTCAAAACTCAAGATATTTCAATGGACAGATTGGTCACATGTGGGTTTTTGATGAAGCCCTATCTGAGGAAGACATTACCACTCTTAATGAATCCACTTTATCATATTACTGATGACACGAGACGAGTTTATTTCTGGTACAGTATTCAAGTTCGAAGAGGGCGATACCGATTCCTATCACTACGACGGTCATGGGCTCGTGGGTGATGTTCCTTATGTATTGGTTTCAACTGGAGATGAGGCGATTACCATTCAAATAAAGGAAGAGGAACAAAACATTTTATACTCTACATTAGACAAGGTGGGTTAGATGTTGTATCTTGAGTGATACAAATTTAATTCAATGGACATTAAAACTTATGTCGTAGATGACTTCTATGATAATGTGGATGACGTTCGGAACTTTGCGCTTGAACAATCGTTTGACCAAAAGGGAAACTACCCTGGTGCCAGAACAAAGTCGTTCTCTACAGATAGCACAAAGGCTACAATCGAATGTATAGTCAGCCCTCTGCACGGCCCTATAACCTATTGGTCAGATCAGGGTTACAATGCAGCATTCCAAATAACAACAGCGAAAGACAGGTCTTGGATTCACTATGATGGTGGAACCCAATGGGCTGGCGTGTTGTATCTAACACCAGATGCACCATTGTCTGGAGGCACTGGATTCTATAAACATAAAGCAACAGGGCTTCTAGAGCCGGCTACGCCTGGTGAAGATGCAGCGTGGGATAACCAGGCGCAGGATGTGACTAAATGGGAATTAGCAAGTAGCATTGGTAACGTATACAACAGATTAATACTCTACAAGGGTAGTTTGTTTCATACCTCCATGGATTACTTTGGTAATGACCTTTATACGGGTAGGTTGTTTCAAACATTCTTTTTTAATACACAACGATGAAAATAGTAATACACGCAGGATACTACGCTGAACCATGGGACTCAAACACAGAGGGATTGGGAGGCACAGAACAATGTATAGCGAATCTAGCCAAGCAGTTTGCCGCTGTTGCGAATAACTCGGTATACGTTGTAGGTATGGTAAAAGAACGACACGACAAATACCTTGGTGGTGGAGATGTATACTATACACCTCTAGAGAATGTAAGCGATGTTGGAACTCCAGATGTTTTAATAGGTGTGGCTTATCTACATTACTTAAAATATTATGACGTAGGCCCAGAAACTAAAAAGATATTTTGGCTACACAACGAACTCCCTTACTACTGGTATCAAGGTGAGCGCATGACGGATAACGACATACAGCGGGCTTACAATGAAACAGAGGTGATTGTCTGTGTAACGAACTGGCATAAAGAAGTTTTCTCTATTCAAGAGAAGGCTGTGATACACCCAGATAAAATCAAGGTTATAGGCAATGGTATAAGTGTAAGCAATGTCGCGCCAGTTTCTAAGAAAGAGCCAGGATCTTATGTATACACCTCGCATCCAGAAAGAGGGTTAGACAGAGTTCTAGATGACTGGGAACTTAAGTATTCAACAGGCTCAAATAAACTTCACATATCTACACCTTCTTATGGATTGAAGTATTATGAAAAGCATTTCGCAGAGCGTGTAGAGCAAATGCAAAACGTAATCTATCACGGTAACCTTTCTGTAACAAAACTGTACGCACTATTGTCGCAAATGGAAACCTGGTATTACCCAACAGAATACAATGAAACATTTTGTATTACTGCGTTAGAGATGTTAGCACACAAGGTTCTTCCGGTTGCAAACCCAATCGCTGGACTAGAGGAAACGCTCAATGGATTTAACAAAGAGATACAAGACTGGACAGCGGTAGAGAAGTATATACAGACCAAAGACTGGGGTAAGGTAAAAGAGGAATGGTATGGCCTTATAGAAAACATACCTTCACTTACTGCAAAGGACTCTATTGATTACTCTAATCTAGAGAACACACCTCCCCTTCCTTTTGTAGACATGACGTACATCATTACCCTCCATCCCGAGAAGGAGCAAGAACTACGTAATCGATTTATGGAGTTTGGAATGATGAGTCCTGTAACGATATTCCATGGAACCAATGGGCATACCGGGGAGAACATGCCTACTGACTACGAGGTTTGTAATCATTGGAAAATAGATGGTCATAAAAATAAATGGTGGGACAGAAATGTTTTGCCGGGAGAAGCAGGCACATCTCTTTCTCATTGGAGATTATGGAAGGATGCTTATGAAAAGGGTTATGAGAAGATACTAATCTTAGAAGATGACTTTGAGGTAACAAGGAAGTTTAACAAAGAGGAATTGGAGACAGACTATGATTGGACTCTGTTCTACCTGTCTTGTAATTTTGTTGAGAAGCCAGAGGTTCTTTCTGAGAATCATGTAAAGCCAAAACTAACTTACTGTACTCACTCTTATATACTTACCCGTGAGGGAATACGCTTGTTGCTAGAGCAAAACTTTAATCATTACATATTTCCTATTGACGAGTTTGTTAGTGCAACATTTACAGAACATCCTAGAGGTGATCTGGGATACATCACTAGAGATACACGCGCTATTGCATTAGCAAAAAACAAGCACATGTTTAAACAAAAAGACCAGGAATCTATGGGACACAATGTATTTGATTATACGAAGAGTTTTTTGAGAAACATACCTTACGATGAGTTCGTGGAAAAGTTCTTGACATACAGCGCAAAGTTGAAGAAGTTTGACTTGATAGTAGATGAGCCTATACCGGACGTCTTTACGTTTCCGTTATTCACAGAGGAGTTTTGTGACTTAGTAATCAAAGAGGCAAATGCTTCTGGAAAGTGGACGAAGGACAGACACGAATATTATCCCGCTACAGATATGCTGATTAGTGAACTAGGCTTGCACTGGTACTATGAAAGAATACTAAAAGAATATGTGTACCCGGCAGCAATACATTTATGGCAACTAAGTGGTAAGGGATGGAATGTAATGAATACTGAAACCTTTATTATAAAATACGAAGAGTCTGTACAAGGACATCTTGACCTGCATCACGATGCTGCAGACATATCTTGTGTGCTTGCTCTTAACGACGGGTATGAAGGAGGAGGAACTTATTTTAGTAGACAGAGTGCCCTGCATAAAGGGAAGGTTGGACACATAGCGATTCACCCATCTCAAGTCACACACCTTCATGGAGCAAGACCTGTGGTTAAGGGAGAGCGATATGTACAGGTATCGTTTTGTAAAAGGCCATAGTATGAGACACTTTATAGACCTAACGACAGAGCAATTAAGGTTGCTTTATATACTAATACCATCGCACCACATGGAAAGCGAAAAGGTTATGGAGATAGTAAAGAAACTCGAGACCCACCTCGCTGTACCTGGGGTCAAACGATAATGCTTATATTTGCTCTATGGCAAAAAGTAAGTATGCAAATTTTCTAAAGCGTCACGGTTTAAAAGGATTTAACAAGCCTAAGCGCACACCAGATCACTCTAAGAAATCTCATGTTGTTGCGGCCAAAGAAGGAGATAAGGTTAAACTTATACGCTTCGGAGAGCAAGGGGCATCAACAGC